CAGCAACACAGCCTGGACCACAGACAAGGTAGAAATTGCTACCACAGTGGCCAACGTGACATTTCAAGTCAGTGCAGTGCAATTGACCTATGCACAGGCCAATGGGACGCCCGCCAATGCCACAATGAGCACGTCAACTGGCAACCTGTATGCCAACGCTATACAAGTTCCTGGCAACTCAGTTCAGCAGTACTATGTGGGTGCGGGAAATTATCTCAACATTATCACAGGCACTGCATTTACTGCTACTGCTCTGGGCACAGCCTCATCAGCCACAGCAGGTGTCAACGGCATCAGCGGATAGTACTCAATGAGAGCCTCAGAATTTGTAACTGAAGGTGTGAGAGGTGAGATTCCTGGTGGACATGACAACTCCATGCCCGGAGCACACATCGTGCGTGATATTGGCGGATATGATCGAACCAATCACATGAATCGTATGATGATGGCCATGGCCATGCATGATGGCAAAGATAAAAAACCCATACCCAAAGACAAAATGGATTCTGCAAGCTGGGTTGAAAAATACAACACTGCACATCCTTATACCAAAGAAGAAGACAACATGATCCGCGGTGCGATGAAAACCATTGGATCAGATCATCATCATGTGATCAGCGACCATCGCAGTATGGAACATCCAGAAATACACAAAGTCAGCCCTGTTACAGGTTTCAAGGGGTATCCCCGATGAGAGCTAGAGAGTTTGTTACTGAGAGTCAGGGCAAACTTGCCAGCAGCCAGGCCGATCCGCTACAACATACCTATATTATTCCAGGCATACGCAATAATGATCCGTACCATGCCTATAGATTGGGCGTTGCCATGGCTCGTGCTAGGGTTGATCTGGCCGGCGAAGGTGCAGACATGCCCCAGTTCCATAGTGTGAGTGCATTTGGACAGAATGCTGTAGTAGCCGGATTCAACGACAATGTGGAAGCCGTAATAGATCAAGCACTCAAACTCACTGACACACCCGGTGGCAAGCGACTGATAGGATCCAAAATTAGTCAAGAACCTGACTGGGTTAACGATCAAAGTATTGCTAGACCTTTTAAAGGATATCCTCGATGAGAGCCAGTGAATTCATCACGGAAGCAGCCGCAGCAGGGCGTACCGGCACAATCACTCGTGATGTAGGCCTGGCCCTGCCCGGTGCTTTCAAGATACCTCGACTACAAAACAACGATCCTTACAAGCAATATAGATTTGGCGTGGCTATTGCTGGTGCCAAAGGTGCTGCGCAACGAGCTCGGGACGGAGTGCCTGACTTTGACGGTCCCAGCAGTGTGTTTGGTGAAGACATGGTGATCGTAAGTTATGATCCGCATGTGAAAGATTACATCGATGATGCACTACGTTCCATGAACATGCCCGCAAGCGATGCTGTGCAAATTGGCACCATGGCCAGCGAAGAAGCACCTGATGTGGCCACAGTGAGTCCTGTAAAGGGATTCAAAGGATATCCAAGGTAAATAACCCAATATGGCATCACCACCACCACCCTATAGCACAGTTCACAAACTGTACTATTCTGGCAGCACCACAGACTTGGCCTGGAAATATAACACACCAGTTAACGGTACTAGTACCGGTAGTCACTTTGACCTCTGCGGCATTTATCAAATAGCATAATGAAAAAAATACTCTTAACACTATTACTTTTATCCACACAAGCGTTTGCTTGGGACCAACGTGCTCCTAATCCTGTACAAGCATGTCAAGCGCACTCACCTTATGGATTTCCACAAACTCAAGGAGTAGCACCAATTTGCCGCCAGGCTTATTTGGTCGGCTATGATGCGGCTGCTAAGTTGCCAAAGTATGTCACATACGAACTAACACCTCCCAACGCATTGGGTTGTGTTGCTAGAACCAATGCTTTTGTTGCGGACCAGTCAGTTGTCGGTGGCGCCCGCCCAGATGACTATGCTGGCACAGGCTATGATAAGGGCCATATGGCTCCAGATGGTGACTTATCTTGGGACGTTCAAGTGGAATATGAATCATTCTTAATGACCAACATGAGCCCGCAATTGCCAGGACTTAACAGATCAACGTGGAAATTATTAGAAACATCAATACGTGGATGGACAGTACAGCGCAATCAAAGTTATACAGTTTATGTAGGCGGAGTTTACAACGCACAAGACAAAAGAATTGGCAACGGAGTCGTTGTCCCACACGCCTTTTATAAAATAGTCATTAATAATCAAACCAATGAAGTTGCTGGCTGGTGGTTCCCTCACGTTGAAAGACTGGGCACCGATTTAACTAAACTTAGACTGCCAATTAGTCAAATTGAACAACAAGCAGGTGTAAAGTTTGCATACCCGTCTAATGCTAAAGAGTTACAACCTGGGCAGGAATGGGTTGTGAATTTTGGAGATTTAACAAAGGCTAAACGGACTCGTTGCGGAGCAAATGCTTCGGCTGATTAAATTTTAGATTTACAATTATTAAAGTGCCAGCGTTTTGCATTACTTGCATCGCTGGCCTTCTCACAATGTGGACAGATTAAAATTTGTCTAGGATTTTTATGAGGACCTTGTGACTTTCTCATTTTAGCAAGTGCTTCTTCAGAATGTTTTCTTCCAGTAAAGGTTCCTGGTTTACCGTATCTGGGATTTTTCTCTCCAGCAAGTTTACCCCTTTGTTTAGAACGAATTTCTTCTGCCTTCTCTGAACCATATAGTTCCTCATATGATACACCTGCTCTGTCTCGGCTATGCGGTAATCTTTTAGATTTTTCTTTTGGAGGTTTATTTTCTGCTTTTTTCTTGTAGGCTTCTTTGAATTTCTTGATTTTTTCTGCTGCCTTTTCTGGTCCGTACAATTCTTCGTAAGTTTTACCTTTGTTCAGAGAAACCTGTCCCTTCTGGCGCTCACTATTTGCACGGCGCATCTCCTCAGTCCATATCACACCATTGTAGCCACCGGCACCACTTTCTTCAGTTAAATTAGCCCATTCATCGCTTGCTACGACATTCCATAGATTAGAATAATATAGCCCCCATTCTGCTAGTTCTTCTTTTGTTTTACATTCTCTAAGGATTTCTGTGGTATAGTCGTATCCGTGCTTGTCGAGATGATTCCGCCAATAAACACCTGACCCTGGATAGGTATGCGGATATTTTGATGTTGTTTTGCCAAGATATTTTAACCCAGTTTGTTTATGGGTTTTGACGTATAGGTAAATATTCATGCTGACTGCTCCTCTAAGCGTTAGAGTAGTTGGATATTTCCAGTATCGCGAACTACAACTTTATTTAGTGAAATATAATGAATAACAACCCTGATCAGTATCCTGTATACCCAGAGGACGACGGCCGCGATAGATATCGTAACCCTTACAGTCCTGTGTGATTTTGCTTTTGGGTCGGCAATTTAGGATAACTAACTGACTATGGCAAAACCACTTGAGACCGTACTGGTCAAGTCCCCTCATCGTCATCAAACATTCACAGACCAACAACTGGATGAGTTTTTGAAGTGTGCTGATCCTGTCACAGGGCCGCACTACTTTATGGATCACTTTTTTCATATACAACACCCTACGCAGGGCAAAATGTTGTATCATCCGTATTCGTATCAAGTCAAACTGATTGATACCTATCATAACAATCGCTACTCAATCTCCATGATGCCTCGTCAAACAGGCAAATCAACCAGTGCGGCCGGCTACCTGTTGTGGTACAGCATGTTTGTTCCGGACTCCACCATCCTGGTAGCTGCACACAAATACACAGGTGCTCAGGAGATCATGCAACGCATACGCTTTGCATATGAGTTATGTCCAGATCATATCCGAGCAGGTGTCACAAGCTACAACAAAGGATCAATAGACTTTGAAAACGGTAGTCGTATCGTGAGTGCTACCACAACAGAAACAACAGGTCGTGGTATGAGTATTACACTACTCTACGCCGATGAGTTTGCGTATGTGCGACCCACTATTGCACGAGAATTTTGGACCAGTATCTCACCTACCTTGGCCACAGGTGGTAAAGCAATCATCACAAGCACACCCAACAGCGATGAAGATCAGTTTGCATTTATCTGGAAAGGTGCCAACAAGACCGAAGATGAATATGGTAACCCTACTCCACTAGGCATAAACGGATTCAAGGCCTATCGCAGTTACTGGCAAGAGCATCCTGATCGCAACGAGTCCTGGGGCGAAAACATGCGAGCACAACTGGGCGATGATAGATTCCGTCGTGAGATCGGCTGCGAATTTATTATCAATGATGAGACTCTGATTGCTCCTGCCAAACTGCTGGATCTTGACGGACTTGAACCCATGTACAAAACTGGGCAAGTGCGCTGGTATGAGCCAATCAGAAAAGATCAAGTGTATGTTGTGGCCCTGGACCCTAGTCTAGGCACCGGAGGTGATCCTGCTGCTATTCAGATCTTTGAAGCCACGACCACACGACAAGTGGGCGAATGGCGGCACAATCGAACTCCGATTCCTGAACAGATTCGCATCCTGGTAGATGTAGTC